ATGGGACTGTACGGTGACTTCCTGTTCTCCGACAGCTCCCAGGGCGGCAGCTCGCCACTGGCGGCCATCGGCGGGCCAATTGCCGGCGACCTGGAAGCGGTGTTCAAGCTGAAGGACAACGCGGCCGCCGGCGAGGTGAACCAGACCGGCGCCAAGCTGGTACGACTCGCCAAGTCCCACACCCCAGGCGCGAACCTCTGGTACACGAAGGCCGCCACGGACCACCTGATATTCAACCAGCTTCAGGAATATTTCAGCCCGGGTTACCTGCGCCGGATGAAGAAGCGGGCGAAGAAGGAATTCAATCAATCGTTCTGGTGGGAGCCCGGCGACACGGCGCCGGATCGCGCACCGAACCTTGGCGCAGCAGTGGGAGCGAGGCCATGAGAGACGACCAGATCACGCGCCTGCAAGCGCTCAGCGAACGCCTGGGAGAAGTTGTCATCACCGAGGTTGACCCGCACAACTGGCCCGGGGCCGAAAAGACGCCCACCGAGTTGACCCAGCAGGAACGGGGCGACCGGTATTGGTGCAAGAAGAACGCGGCCGCGACCATGACGCTGTTGCTCAAGGTCGTGAACATCGCCGGCATCATGAACCGTCAGAAGCCGGCACCGGATGCCGGCCACGTTATTGATGAGCTGGACGGCGAACTGGCAGCAGCCGAGCGAGAGGCCCAGGCCATCATCGAACGGATGCAGAAGGCCGGGAATGTCAACTGACCCTGAGAAGAAAGTCAGTCTTCTGGTTTTCTTCATGCTGTGGGCACGGCGCATGCGATGGGATGTGCCGTTCATCCACGTGCAAGCGCTTATGTGGCTGGAGGTCAAAGGACCTCTGGCCGTTTTGCGTTGCTTCCGGGGCTTCGGTAAGTCCACATTGCTGGCGATCTACAACGCCTGGCTGTATTACAAGGACCCCACCTTTCGCATCCTGCACCAGTCGGAGTCTGACCCGACCGCCTACAAGACCAGTCGCGATACACAGAACGTCATCCGCAACCATCCGCTAACCCGGCACCTGCTGCCGCCCAACCAGGGCACCGTAGAACAGTGGTGGGTGGAAGGGGCCGCCGACTTTCGAAACGCCAGCATGTTTGCCAAGGGCATCCTTTCGAACGTGACATCCGCCCGGGCGGACGAGTGCCAGAACGACGACGTCGAGGTGCCGCGCAACATCCAAACGCCAGAGGCCCGGGAAAAGCTCCGGTATCGCCTGGGCGAGCAAACGCACATCCTGGTGCCAGGCGGGAGCAAACTTTACATCGGCACGCCGCACACCCATGACAGTCTGTATGACGAACTGGAAAGCATGGGGGCTGATTGCCTGACCATCCGCATGTTCGCCCAGGAACACCGGATAGACGATGCCAAGCACACCGCCTATGACGTGCCGTTCGTACCTGATGTGGTGTTCTCCGGCATCGGCAAGCATGCCCGTGTACTGGTGCAGGGTAAGGACTACCAGGTCACCAAAACTGGTATCGCCTTCTTCACGCCGCCGGGCACGCTGATCGACTGCTACGCCGGCAGTGCCTGGCCCGAACGCTTCGATATGGCAACGCTGGAGATCCGCCGGCGAGAAACCCGTACCATCAACGAATGGGATTCGCAGTATCAGCTCCATTCGAAGCCTGTCACCGAAGTTCGCTTGAACCCGGAGCGAATCATTCCCTACGACGTACAGCCGACCATGCGCTACGCCAACAACGCGGCGGCCATGTACCTGGGATCAACGCAGATCGTCGGCGCCGTCGCTTACTGGGACTGTTCCTTGGGCAAGATCAAGTCGGATGCCTCGGCGTTTTCGCTGCTGCTAACCGATGCCCGCGGGCAACTCTACTGGCACGTTGCGGCCGGGCTGACAGGGGAAATCGCCGAGTTTGACGAAAGAGATCGCATCAACGGCGGCCAGGTGTACCAGATCCGCGAGTTGGTCATCCGGTACCAGATCCCGAGAGTGATCATCGAAACCAACGGCCCTGGTGGGTTTGCCCCGGCCATCTTGAAACAAGCCCTGAAGGGCACGGGTTGCGGTGTAGGAGAAGAGCACAGCAGTGCCAACAAGCAGAAACGCATCCTCGACGCCTTCGAGCCGCCGCTGTCTGCTCGCTTCCTGTGGGCCCATATCGACGTGCTTCGGACGATTTGGGATCAGTTGCGCGACTTCAACCCAGCATTGACCGATCAGGACGACGACTTCATCGACTCCGGCGCCGGCGCAATCGCCCAAACCCCCGTGCGCATTGGGCGAATAGTCGGGAAACCGACAGAAGCCCGGCGGGACGATTGGCGTCCAGATGCGGGCGTGCACGACGTGCAGGTTGAATACTAGGGCCCGCCGCCAACAAGGGGTCTACACATGTCTGTCCAGCCAGGGCCAACCGAAAAGCGCTATGCCGCCAACGGCGTTACCACCACCTATACCGTGCCGTTCCTGGTGATCGAGGCCGGCGACCTCAAGGTCTATTTAAACGGCGTCCTGCAAACGTCTGGCTACACCCAAACAGGCGTGGGTCAACCGACCAGTTCCGTCACTTTCACCGTCGCTCCCACAGGCGATCTCTATTTCGTGTTGGAAGTGCCGTTCCAGCGACTGACTGACTATCAGGAAAACGGTGACTTTCTTTCCTCGACCGTGAATCGTGACTTCGACCGCATCTGGCAAGCTCTCAAGCAGTTGCTTACCACCACCAGCCGTTCGCCAGTCTTGGGCGTGAACGATGTAGATGGGGAGGGCTGGTACCAGGCGAAGGGTAACGGGCTCAGGAACCTGCGCGATCCGGAATTGGCGCAAGATGCCGCAACTATGTCCTGGACGGATCAGTTTGTGGCCGGCCTCTTGGCTGGGATTACAGGGCCTATCAACAACTCTGCGAATGTCTTCTACCGGTTTCCGGATGGGATGTCACATGTGGTTCAGGATCTGGCCAGTACCATCGGGGCATACGGTATTGGATGGCGTACGCGAACTGTCGCTGATCGCTTAAACGATGTTGCAAACGCAAAGGACTTTGGTGCTATCGCCGACGGGACATCACACCCACTGTCCGAAAGGTTTGCCACGCTTGTCGCGGCTCAAGCGATGTATCCCCATGTAACCGCGCTCACTCAGTCTATTGACTGGGCTGCCGCACAAGCGGCACTCAATGCCGGCACTCCGCGTGTCCATTTTCCAGGCGGTCGCTACATCCTAAGCGACAACCTTTCCAGAACTACAAGCGTTATTCTCAAAGGCGACGGCACGACATCGCTTGAGTTTGCCGCATCTAAGCGATTGACCATCGAGGGGAGCTTGACCGCCCTCCCGGCGCTTGGGGCAAACATCACCCCAGCTAGTCGGAGTGTCACGTTTTCCAGCGCACCTAGCCTTGCCGCGAGTGATGTATTCCTAGCCTACAACCCTACTGATTACAGTTGGTCCCCCCATCGTGCGTATTACCGAGCCGGTGAATTTTTCCGTTGCCATTCTGTTACTGGTAACTCTGCCGCTATTTATGGCTTGCCGGCGGATACCTACACTGTCGCCGCGATGAGTATGTACAAGGTCAACGGGGTGCAAGTGTCCCTCGAAGATATCGTAGTAAAGGCTGACGCTGCGACGATTGGCGCCCCGGTTGTCATTCGTTTTGGCGTGGGTGTAAAGGTTAGCAATTTCCGTGGTTCGGGAGGGGCGTCCTACCAGATTGAGATCGACCGGTGCTATCAGGTCGATATTCTCGGCGGTTCTGCTTTGAACAATTCCGCCTATGTGGACGACGAATATGGGGTGCTGATTAGCAACAGCCAATTGGTCACTATTACGGGCGGCGGTCACTGTGCTACCCGACATGCTATTGCAATTGGCGGTGGCGACAACGTAGGGGCTGTGCCTAACCGCGACATCCTTGTGCAAAACCTTGTGCTGTCAAATAGTGCAACAGATATCGGTGCATCTGATATTCACGGCAACTCCGACCGAATTACCTATAACAATTGCACCATCAACACCCACGCAAACATGGCCGGACGGAACGCAACTTATAAAGGATGTCGCATTTATGGTCGGACGTCGCCGTCAGACGGCATGGCGATCTATGGATCTGAGATTGTAGGAGGTACTTTCATTGTAGAGAACTGCACGCTGATCGTTGCAGGGGACTTGGCAAACTTCGGAGCCGTTACACTTTCCATGACTCAAGCCCTTGTTGGCGATCTAAGCTTTATTGTTCGGGGGTTGACTGTAAAAGGAAGTGGCGGCGGGGCGCTTGGCAAATTGGTAAAAATCAGCGTAGTGAACGGTGAAACTAAAAAATGCAACGTGGATGTTCGAGGTGTGCGCTGCGAACTCTCCCAAGCGCTTTGTGTTCTATTTGTACGCTGTGAAGCTAACACATCTCAGACGGTTGTAAGCGACGGGCACATAGTTGACGATGTTTACGGGCCAAGCGGAATGTACATGATCTATCCTACTGGTGCGGCATTGACCGGCATACCAACTCGCGAAATGACACAGGCCGGTTATGTAAATATAACGTCTACTGCTGCACAGGTTAACCCGGCGGCAGTCGGTAGCGTAAATTTCCGTTATCCATATTCTAAACTTCCGATGGCAATGGCTGGTGTTTCAAGTCAAAGCGGTGCAGCGCAGGGATTGGTAGGCTCTGTGGCGCCAACTCCAGTTGTTTACGAGCTTACGAATACTGGTATTCGGCCGGCGATTGTATCGCACAGTGGTAGCTTTACGGCTGGGATCGCTGTGCGATTGCACTGGTCCGCCGGAATAGCGGAGATATGAAGAAAAGGCGCCAATCGGCGCCTTATATATACAAGTTTCCGTTGGATTAATTTGTATTTGTTGTGTAGGAGTTCCAGCGCTTCGCGGTTTCGGCAAATATCGCTTTCCCCGTAATGGAGTTAAGTCCGATAAGCTGTGAAATATGAAGCGAGTGATATCGTGCAGCAACGTGAGGCATTCGTGGCTGAAGGTATGGAAGCTGCGAATTGGTGATGTAACTTAGGTCATAGGCGGAGAAAGTTCCTATGTCGTAGTAAGGAAGAAGATGTTCAAGCGTGTCAACACCTTCATTGAACAGCTCTCCAGCTTTCTTGGAATCGGCCACCTTCCACCAGTCGTAAAGGCCGAACAACGTAAAGATGTAGCCGTTCAGTGTGTAGACATTCGGCTCGGCTGGATACTCCAGGAAGAATGCGCGGCCTGAAAGTGACTTATCCAGGAACCGAAGGTCGGACATCGGGCCATCAGGGTATTTGACCTGAAGAAACGCTAGAGCTTTCTCTCCGTAGTCTAGCCATTTCTTGTCCCCGGTCAGCTTATAGGCCCTGGAATAGACGCTGAGGGCCATGCCCTGATCCATGCCAGAAGTCCAGCCAACCTTATAGTACTGGCCCATCGAGTAATGACGAAAGGTGAATGGGTAGCGCAGAGCGCCATCCTTTCCCTGCAATTCGGCGAGCTTGTTGGAGATGGAGAGAAATTTTTCCTTGTCCTCCCCAGCAAGCATGCGACCGTGAGCAGCCAGGGCGGCGATAGCCACAGTCCCTGGGCCGTAGTAGAACTTTCCGCCCTGCATGACCATCGGAGCGCCTTGCTCGTCGATCTTCATGTTCGGGCCGTCACGATGGATCATCGTTTTGCCATAGTTCATGTAGTCGCCGCCGGCCACATACACCTGGGTCTTCTCGTCAGGATTGAACTTGCTTTTGATGTACAGCGCCTTTTCTTTTGTGCCAACTGCTCGGATTTCGTCCGTCAGCTTATGATCAGGCCAGTGCTCCATCAGAGGCTTATCACAGCCCGAAAGCAGTACAGTGAAAAGGAGGATAGCGGCGTACCTGGTCATTTTCTCTTTCCGTAGAATGGGGTCGGGGATGGTATTGGAATGTGTCAATCACGACAACAAAACGAACGGGGCATAACGGTGGGGATCAGCCCCAGCGAGATCTAAAAAGCACATTGGAAAGTACATCGATCTCGATTGGGTTCGGTTTTGCCCAGTAAATACTGGGGAAAATTGCTTCAGTAAGGTTCCGGCTTCGGGCACCATATAAAACAAAGGGTTGCGTGAGATATCTCA